ATAAAGGAGTAGACAGCACTTCCTCTCCTACTTCTGCTCCTACCGAATCCTCCCCCGATCCCGATCCCGATCCCGATCCCGATCCCGATTTTGGTCCCGAAGGACCGGATAGACCAAAAGTAGTAAGAAATATAGCTGCTATAAATAATAATGTTGGGTTAGCTGTTGATGATGATGACCTTACTCGTAGTCAAATCCGTAGAGCCCGTAGACAGATTACAAGGTTTGCTTAATGGCATTATTAAAAACCAAGAATCTATTCAAGCAATATAATCCTAAAGGTAAAGAAGACCTTATGGATTGGCGCAGACGATTTATTGAAATAGCTGATCCCACGGAGTATCGCGGTGCGATTGAATTATTAGGTTCATGGAACGATTGGCAAACATTTAAAAGGAACTGGCCGACATTTAAGAATAAGATACTTATTGATTGGCTATCCGAGGTTGAAGTTAGATTACGCTCTAAGGCTATAGCTAATATATGTGAACAGGCTATGGGCGAAAAGGGTACAACGGCTGCAAAGTGGTTAGCAGAAGGTAAATATAAATCCCGTAAACCGGGGGCTCCTAGTAAAGCTGAGATCGAAAGACAGACAAAGATTGAAGCTAGATTAGATGATGATGTACAGGCGGATATTGCTCGTGTACAAGAAGTAGTAGATTTAAAGATAGTTAGTAATGGATAAATATCGTAATGGGGCAAAACAGACAAGGAGGTATCTTCTTTGATCTATGTCCAAGCTGAAGAACTATATAGTAAGGATGCTCTTAATAAAGCTCAATGTGAGATACGTTCTGCTGCATTAAATAATCTTGAAGCGTTTATAAGATTAGTAGCTCCGTACCAGCTTATTGCACATTGCCACAGTGTCATGTGTAAGTGGGTCCAATTTAACGACAGTGAGAACAGATTACTATTATGGCCCAGAGATCATGGTAAGTCTAGGTATTCAGCTTTTTATGCTGCATGGGAAATAATTCGTGATCCTGCTACTACCATCATCTACGCTTCTGCGACTGCTGAAAAGGCCGAAGAGCAACTTCGATTTATCAAGACTATACTTGACAGCAAAACCGTGCGTAGATATTTCCCCGGATTGCTGCATCCTGAAGAGGGGCGTAGAGAGTCTTGGAATAAGACATCCATAGTAGTGGATCATCCTTATCGTAAATTAGAAGGTGTAGTTGACTCAACGATTATGACTTGTGGTCTTGAAAAGACCATTACAGGTAAACATTGTAAGCGTCTTATTTTGGATGATATTGTAGTTCCTGAAAATAATACAGATACAGGTAGAAGGGACGTTAATAATTGGGCAGCACAAGCGGCTTCTATTATGAGTGCTGAAAGTTCCATGTTAGTTGTGGGAACCCGTTACCACCCTGAAGATGCATATCAAATAATGATGAGTATGGATTTTGACGATCCTACTGAAGATGAGAATGGGGAAATAGTATTAGAAGCAGTCAAGATGTTCACAGTTATGCAAGATGATGTAGAGGTAGAGGGTGAATTCTTGTGGCCGCGACAACAACGAAAAGACGGAAAGTACTTTGGGTTTAACTCTAGAATACTTGCGAGAAAGAAGGCTGTCTATGAAGCCAACAACCAAATCACCCAATTCTTCGCCCAATACTACAACGACCCCAATGACAAGTCTACTGCGCCTATTTCTAGAGATCTGTTTCGCTATTATAAAAAGGAAGAACTAGAATATATTGCTGGTGTGTGGATGATCCAAGGTAAGCCATGTTGGATGTTCTGCGCTGTTGATATGGCAGCGTCTACTAAGGATAAGGCAGATTTTACCGTAGTCTCTACAGGGTGTATTGACGATGAAGGCAATAGATATGTTGTGGATATAAAACGGTTTAAGACACAGAAGATATCAGAAACATTTAATGCTATAAGAAGTTCTTATGAATCTTATCAGTTTAAGAAACTCCGTATTGAAGCGGTTGCTGGCTTTAGATTGGTAGCCCAAGACTTGGCAGACAGACTGACAGACGAAGGTGTGCGGATACCTATCGATTTGTATATCCCCCCTAATGCTGACGGCAAGTTTGCTAGGGTTAACGGTATACTTGAACCTTTATACCAAAGTGGTGCTATTTACCACTATCGTGGTGGTAACTGCCAAGTATTAGAGGATGAGTTAGTATCTGTTAACCCACTCCATGACGATACTAAAGATGCATGGGCTATGGCATGTGATCTTATGGTTAAACCGCTTCGACATAGGCGGCAAGATTCCAGTAATGTACTTAATTTCCATAGTAGATTTGGCGGAGTAGCGGCATGAGTAAATCACAATCCAGCGGTACAATGCTGACTATAAACGATGTAAGTGATGTTGCTGTACGTATCGCTGAATTATGGGAGAGGTATACTACTGAAAAGCGTAATGCCCTTAAGTTAAATGAAGAGGCACGAAGGTTTATTTATGCTACTGATATCGACAGTACTTCTGCTGTTGATCTTCCACATAAAAACAGAACTCATCAACCCAAGATTACTCAAATTGCGGATACTCTGAAGTCTCAGTATTTTGAAGCTTCATTATCCATGCCTGAATTCTTTCGCTATCCAGCCCCACAGAATATTAGCTATGTTATTGCATTAGCTATGGAAAAGTGGGTTCGTGTTAAACTCAACCAACGTAAGTTTCGTGAAACGGTTGGTAGAGAACTTGTTAATGATTATGTTGACTATGGTAATTGCTTCGTTAGTGTTGATTACGTTATTGAACGTGATAATCAAGGACGTATAAAGTATAAAGGCCCATCATGGAAGCGTATATCTCCATTAGATATATGCTTTAATCCACGGGAGAAGTTTCGTAAAAGTCCTAAGATTGAAAAGGCTATGTTCCATGTGGCAGACATTAAAGACTTCCCTGATACTTTCCCTAACTCCGGCTTTAAAAAAGGTATTATCGCTAAAGCAATCTCTACTAGACATCCGGAAGGCATTGATGACTGGGTGGAAGTAGTTAAGAACCGTGGCATCAATATGGATGGCTATGGTGGCTTTGATCAATACTTCAAGCAAGATCTAGCGGAAATTCTTATCTATCGTGGTGATATATTCCATCCTGAATCAGGCAAGACGGAGAGAAACCGTGTTGTATACATCATGGATAAGGTTCACGTTATTAGAAACGAGCCGTCACAAGCTCCCAGTGGTTATGATGGTATTCATCATGCTGGTTGGCGCTTACGGCCTGATAACACTTGGGCGCAGGGGCCTCTTGATAATCTGATTGGTATGCAGTATCGAATAGATCATCTTGAGAATCTTAAAGCTGATGTGTTTGATATTATAGCACAACCCGTCCTGTTTATAAAGGGCGATGATGTTCAGGAACCTAGCGAGGGATATAGGCCGGGAGCTACCTATTATGGTGGTATTGATAGTGACGTTAGAACTCTAGTTCCTGATGCTACTGCTCTTAATGCGGATAATCAAATACTAAACTATCATCGTATGATGGAAGAATTTGCAGGAGCACCGCCTGAATCTAGGGGCATCAGGACACCCGGAGAAAAGACAGCATTTGAGGTTAGTAAATTAGATCAGAATGCTACTATGATGTTTGTTGATAAGGCACGTATTTTTGAGCGTATGCTTGAGACTATGCTTAAAGAAACATTTGAGGTAATGCTTATTAATTTTGATATTGAAGATTATACAGATATCTTTGGATTAGGCGCGGAATCTGATGCTCTTGAGGCTCTTGCCTTAAAGGACACATTATCTAGAGGCGAATTTACTGCTATGGGTGCGCGACATTGGACCCGTAGAAATCGTGAGACATTAGAAATGAATAACTTCATGTCTGGCCCCCTTCAAGATCCTAAAATTAGGGCGCATGTTTCTGGGCATAAACTTGCTGAGTTTTGGGAACGTAAACTTAATATTGAGGATGAGGATATTGTTGAGGAAAATGTAGGAGTTAAAGAAGATGTCAGAATTCAGGCGATTGCTCAAGAAGAGGCTAGAGTACTCCAAGAGGAAGCAGGAGGGGAGCCTATTGGCGTGGGGGATCAATCGGGAACTGGTACACAGACTTTTACCGGAGAAGAAGGACAGGGAGAC